TACTATTGGTCTTCTATCTTCCATTACTCAATTCCTCCATTGCTTTGATATAATAATTTTCCATAATCCTGACCTCTGCCTGTATTCTTTCACGTTTTTGATTGATATTGTCATAAACAACGCCTTCAAGTTCTTTTATATAGGGATAGTGAAACTTGACTGCCTTTATTTGTCCATACCTCATCGTACGACGTTCTAACTGGTACCGCTGTTCCTCTGAGTCATTAAATCCTGATATCACATTTGAAGTACAGTTTTGAAAATTCAAACCATAGCCCAAAAGACTTGCCTTTGTAATCAGACAATCAATCTTTCCAATTCGGAAGTCTTCTATGATTGGCATTCTTTTTGCTTTAGGAACCTTACCAGTTAAAACCTTGATTGTAAACCCCTTTTGATCAATTAAATCAAAAATGATTTTAGATTCTTCATCAAATATCGTCCATGTAAGTACCTGACGACCTTCTTTAAGATCTATCATGATTAGATCGGCTACAAATTGAGGTTTTAAAGAGGGAACCGGAATTGACTTTCTATTTCCATTTTTGCCCTCATAAATAAAGCCCTTTGCAATTTCCGAATACTTAATTCGGTCAATCATTTCAAGTTTTTCATCGGAAGTCGGAAACATGGCAAGCTGCCCTGTTTTATCGGGTTTATCCATCACCATCTTTTTTTGTTCATCAGTTATCGGAATGATATATTCCTTTGTGATAGGATCAGGAATGTCTTTCAAAATATCTTTAAAACCGTATCTTTTAGGATTCCTAAGATAAATAGACCATCCTGCCATAAAACGATAAAAAGCAGACTTAGCATGGTCTTTGATCTTGAATTTTCCATCTTTTGTTCGTGTATAAAATGTCCATAGGATTTCGCCTTCATTTCGAAGCTTTTCGAGAAATGATCCTTGCGACGCGTACTCCATAACGTCATTTGGTGCAGGGGTCGCGGTAAATGTGTATTTGTATTCAATACCTCTACAAGATTTGATCAATGCCCATTTAATTGTTCCACCGCCTCCTTTAAGTATGGAGGCTTCATCCAATAGGCAACCGGAAAGAAATTGACACTCCGATATCGTCTCGGCGTCGCCTTTTCTCGGGATAAATTTTTCGGGGTTTACAATTCCGATTCCTTGGCCTTCTGATTTTGCAAACCATTTTAAACTTTTCCGATCTTGGATCATTTCGATTTCAAATTCATCACCATAAAACTTTTGTTTTTCATCCAATGTTTGAGGTAGGATATTTAATGGAGAAATAAGTAAAACACGACCACCAGTTTTATGGGCAACTTGACGGGCAAGCTCAAGCATCATGATCGTTTTTCCCAATCCGGTATCTGCCCATATTGCGTATCTCTTTAGGGGTAATGCGAATTGATAAATAATATAATCCTGATAATCAAACAAGAACTTGTTTTTTGGCAACCATTGCCGGATATTCTGTCTTTCTTCTATTCCGAAAATATGGGCGAATCTTGACGGGCATGTCAACTTATATGTGTCGTTATCCTCGTAGTATTTAAGATTATATTCGGGCAAACCTTTTGATTGTAGGAAAAGCATGTATCCTTCTATGTCAAACTTGTTCCATTCGACGTGTAGTGTGTTTCCTATCTGTTTTATATTCCCCATCACTTCACCTCTCAACATTTCATATCGTTATAAGTACATCCATCTTTCCTGTGAACTTTTTGGCTCGATCATCATCAAATAACTATTACCTTCAAGAATCATCACCCTCCTTCACAAAATTTCCGTTTTTCATCTTTCCGGTTCGATCTTTTATTTCTTCATATGCCACTTTCAGGCAATTTGCAATAGATTTTTCACTTTTATTTCGGAAATGGTTGTGTGCAAGAATAAGAGTTACAAGTGTATCCCCGAAACCGTCAATGATTTTTTTACGATTTCCCCTCAGGACAGCACCACATAGTTCACCCATTTCTTCCACTCCTTTTAGGAGTTGCTTTTCTATTGAACTGCCACTATTTAATCCAACTATTTCACCCCATTCAATAACTTTTCTTTCAAGGATTTCGAAAGGTTCAGTGTATGCGCAGTCAACCTTGTTAATGCCTACGCCATTGATATATCCCTGATTGTACTCGCACTGATCGCACTCAAAACATCCTATCAAGACATATTCATCAATAGGACATCTGGTCAAAAGTTTTCTAACATTCGTACCTCTTATTTCTTCTGTTTCATAATCAATCAACATTACGACCTCCATTCTATAGATTGCCCATTCGATAGTTTGCCGACATTTTGCCGACCATTTTTTTCCTGCCTTCGTCGTAGTCCATAAATTCACAATCAACTTTTTTTGTTCTTGGGAAGATACCGTTATTGAGGCAGCATTCTATACAGTATTCATCTCCAACAAAAGCTTTTTGATCCGGATCATATGTTTTTATTGGGCATCGTGTCAGGTGTTTATAATCAATCAACATTTCTATTCCTCCTCCTGTTAGTAGTTTAGAGCCTCTTCATATGATATAAGAAAATGAATTCCGTGTGAGCATTCGACACGGATATCCGGATCATATTGATCCGGTTTCATGATTTTTCCAACTTTATACTCAGTGCCATCATGTTTTGAGTATGCAACACCTTTAAATAACTTCCCGTTTTTTTCCATGTATTCCACAATCGCAAATTCGGCACGGCATTTACGTCCGACAAGAGAAGATGTGCGCCTTGCATATGCTGGTATTTTAAGTTTGCAAATAATACTGTTTTGCAGTTTTTTCCATGCAAAAAAGCTTCCGCCTGCTGGACAAATCTTATAATCCGGGAGCTTGGCTCCCAGAAGATCGGCATTCCGCAGCTTGGCTCCCCAAAGATTGGCTCTCCAAAGATTGGCTCCCCGGAGATCGGCTTCCGAAAGATATGCTTCCGAAAGATTGGCATTCCAAAGATAGGCTCCCCGAAGATCGGCATTCCAAAGATAGGCTCCCCGAAGATCGGCTCCCCGGAGATCGGCTCTCCGGAGATCGGCTCCCCAAAGATCGGCTCCCCAAAGATTGGCTTCCCGGAGATCTTTAATCTCACCTTTTTTGACTTTCTCTAAATCCAATATTTCCATGTATTTACCCTCCTGTAAAAAATTAAAGTTTTAAAACGGAATATCGTCAACATCGTCATTGATAATAAAATCAGGTTCAATTATCACTTCCGGTTCTTTTCCCTGTTCCAGACCTAACCTTTCAATATCTTCGTCATAAAAAATATGATCCAAAACCTTGTCAAAACCGTTTTTATCAACTTGCAAAACGACTTTTTCCGGGTATATAAATTCATCTTCTATTCGATCAAGCGCTTCATCTACCGTTTTAGGAACCGGATCTTCTCCGGTTGTCATTTTATCCCACCATTCGGAAGCCTTTTGTGATGCAAATCCACCATGCTCAAGACATACCCATTCCGAAGCTAACAGAGATTGATATGGATTTTCATCATGGTATTCAACCCGCATAGAATCTGGCTTGCCTTTCTTTTTATGCCTTTTGAATTTTACATCAAATATATCACAAACCATCGGCGGTTCAGGTTCAAACTTTACCGACTGCAAGTCCGGTCTTTCTGTAGCAATCTCAATTTCCCTTTCCGTAGGCGGATAAATATACCCGCAATCGGGACACTCAATTCTTGCAACGTGCATCCAACAGTTACATTCAGGGCATTCTTTTTCGAACTTTTTTAGTGCTTCGGCGGATACTTTTTTAGGTATTTTGACTTTGATATTGTCAAGATCTGTTCCGAATCGTGCCGTATTATCCGTCAGATCCAATAGGAAAGCTCTTTTTTTGCTTGGATGAGTACGAATAACTCTACCTACAGCCTGCAAATATAATCCAGGTGATAGGGTGTGACGAGCCATAACAAGGCAATCAAGAGGTGGAAAGTCGAATCCTTCAACAAGAATATTTATTGACGTGATTATTCGTTTCCTGCCTTCCTGCCAATCACGCATATTCTTTTCACGTTCAATCGGCGTCAATTTCGAATGAACGGTTGTGCATTCATCCCCGAGTAAGTCTTTTAATGCCTCTGCGTGATCAATACCTACACAAAAAACGCATATCCGGTTGAACTCTTGGCAATGTTCCCGGATTTCTTCAACCGCTGTTTCAAGGTGAATTTGCTTTGTCATTACGTCTTGAAGCTGTTCGAGTACAAAATCACCGTTCCGTTTTACTCCATCGATATCTTTTTGCAAGGCGTTTGTATTTGCCGCAAGTCCTTCTAATGGCATTAAAAAGCCTTTTTCTTTCAACTCCTCGTATTTGATGCAATGATTCAAGCGAGGGAAAAGAACTTCACCGGCATTACGATTTCCATAACAGAATCCGAGACCCATACGAAATGGAGTGGCTGTGGTTCCCAATATTCGCAATTGCTCATTTTTTGATTGTAGGTCGGAAATGATTTGATAATATCTTGACTCTTTTTTGTCCATGCTTATTGCATGACACTCATCAACTACTAACATTGAACAATATTGGTATTTTGAAAGCTGATTTATGAAAGTATCCCGAGTAGCAATCACGATCCGCTTTTTGATTTGCACTTTATTACTTATACCCGCACAAGCAATCCCAATTTCATTATCGGGAACATCGGTTTTTTCTCGAAATGTTTTATGAAACTGTTTTACGAGTTCCTCTTTGTGTGCCAATATCAGAAAGTTCCGGTCCGTCTCAAAAAAATACCGATTTATCAATCGGCATACCATGACAGTTTTACCGGCTCCCATTATTGCTTGTAATAGGACGTGTTTTTCCGTTTGCAAGTCGGCATGAACCCGGTTTAATGCTGTTATTTGGTACGGTCTGAGTGCGAAATTTCTTGAGTCATCCTTCGCCGTATTTTGTTCATTTTCCATTTTCGTGCTCTGAAACCATATTATTGATATGTATGATATGTACAAGCTCTATTTTTGCTTTATTGAAAATATCCTTTACGTTTTCAAGTTGATTGAAGCAGTTAACAATGTCAATTACATCGCAATCAACAGGAAGCTTGATATCTGTTTCAATTATTAGTTTTAAATCGCTGATAGTATCATGAAAATTCATTATTTTATCCTTGATGTTTTGCTCGTGTTTTATTTGCATTTCACCTCCTGCTTTAAGAAAGAACTCCCCGGCCAAAAAACCGGGGAGAAGGTTTTTTTTATATGCTATAATGAAAATCTTCAGAATCAATCTCATCCAAAAGATAACTCAAAACCTCTTCGATTCCATGCTCGTATGTCATGGCTGGAAATTTAGTTTCGCCACTATCGGGGAGTTTGCTGATTATTTTTTCAAGGAATTCAGGTGTTAGTTTCATTGATATGTCCTCCTTTACCATCCGACGTCAATCGTGGTTTCAGTTTTTGATTGTGTTGTTGCTGCGTTTTTGATTTCAAAGAAATCGTCAATTTTAACTCCCTTGACTTTGTCGCCTGTGGTTTTTGAAATATATTCATTTTCAATCAAAAGAATATACATAGGTTTACCATATAATCCCCTTTTGTCTTTTGGCGGGTAGTCAATACCAGCAAGTCTACATGCTTTTCTCAACTTACCTTGACCTATCTTTTGTGTTACTTTTGATGTTTCCGTCCCTGAATGTAGGATATTCCAAAAATCTAATACCTCCTTGCCTTCATCTTCTCCGGCTACAATTTGAAATTTAACGTGCATTACTTTACCATTACCACTTGAGCTATCTTTAATTTCATCTTCAAGAATAACTGCTTTGTGCTTCCCCAATTTAGGCATTCCGCTACCTGATTCTTTTACATCCGGATCAAGTCCTAACCCTGTCAAATCAAACATGTTTTTTTCTCCTATTAACAAGTTAAAATTAAGTAAAAACCTCTTATACATTACTTTTCGAAAAATTGCAATACTTACCGAGCGTTAATAATTGCGTTTTTCAAATCCTCAAAAGAAAATGGGATTTCATCCGGCAAACCGTAGCGGTTTTTTGCTCGGTATGCCGGGTTCGGTTGGGTATAAATAACCCTTTCACCGCCTACGGCCTTACCGGAATTCTTGCCTTTTTTCGTCTTTACATAAACCTTGAAATTCGCAAAAAGAACCGCATCGGCCCATTCTTCTGCAATTGCGGCGGCCGTCTTGTGTAGTTTGATTTGCCACCTATCATAGGAATCAGAATTTGGCGGAGAAAAAGGCTTGATTTCAGTATGAGCAAGCAAAACGATTGCAATCCCCTTATTTCGCATCATTTCAAGTCCGTCATAAAATCGCCTCCATTGAGTTGTTGCGAAAAGATATCCTTTTCCATATCCTATTTCGTCGATACTATCGACTGAATGAGTTTCGCAGACATGCTTCCACATAAGCTTTTCAAGCCAATCCAAAGTATCGACTACAAAAGTTTTATACTCATGTTCTTCTTCAATTAACTCCTTCATGCATACCCATAATTCTTGCAAGTTTTTTGCAAGTGGAAAGTGGGGTACGTCAATCGTGGTCAACCCATCCTCTGTAGGAAGAAAGATAGGATTTGGTGTTTTACTTCCGAATGTGCTCTTGCCGATTCCAGGCGGGCCATGCAATACAATTTTAATCGGCTTTTTCTCGATACCCGTTTTTACCATGTCAATTAATGCCATTTTTTAAATCCCTCCTTATTTGTTAAAAACTATCTCCCAAATTTCATTTTTTCAGACTTTCAGATTTTCAGCAATAAACATAACTATTTCCTTATTTCCTTTCCACCATTCGAGGGCTCCAGGATCCATTTTGTTAATTTCTTCGTCTGTAAAACCTTTCCATGCCTCCACTGAATGATATTCGCATCCAATTCTGATGGAGTTTTCTCGAATATGACAAACTCCGTATGGATTATTTAAAAACCTATCTGTATTGGGTAAAGTAGCATTCCGGAGATCGGCATTCCAAAGATTGGCTCCCTGAAGATTGGCTCCCGAAAGATTGGCTTCCGAAAGATCGGCTCTCCGAAGATCGGCTTTCCGAAAATCGGTCCGCCAAAGCTTGGCTTCCGATACTATTCCATCACAACTTTGACATTTGTACATGATTTCCCCCCTCGTTTAATCGTTAATGTTCAAAAGAGAACTCCTTATCCATCGGAGTCCCAGCATATTTTATTGAACACTGTCATACACTAAAACTGAAAACAGACACTATACGATTTTTTAAATTTTTTCAACCCGGTTTTCCATTTTTTTTCATTATTTTTTATGATTTTCAAAATATTCAATAAAATCAACACTTTTTAATTGTAAAATTTTTTCTTGACAAAGAGTTTCTGATCGTATAATATGCTTTTCGGAATCGGTTCAGGACGTGACCGAATTTTTCGGAAAAGCAAAAAAGGAGATATGATGGATAATATTTTTATGGATGCTGAATTTAATGGATTGTCTCCATATGGTTATGAAATGGAACAGAAAAAGAAAAAAAAAGAGGATGGCCTTTCAGATTGGTTGATTTTTACTATGCGCAGGAGGATTAATTGAAATACTATACAATAAAACAAGCGGCAAAAGAGCTAAATCTTTCCGAAAGGACTGTCCGGAAACGGATATCCCAAGGAAAGATAAAAACTGATGGTAAAATGCTTATTTCAGATGACGAACTTAGTAAAACCCCTGCAAAAGGCGAAAGGTTCGTCCCCGAAAGAAAGCCGGATTGCCGAAGATATATGGAGTGTTTAAATATATACGCTCCAAGCGATAAGATATTTAGTTGTGATAAGTGTAATCGGTATGAACAGGAGGAAATATGAGTAATAACATTATTATGCTCAATTAGATTAGGAAAAACCTATTGCAATTCCAAGAAAAAGGTGATATATGAAAGCAATATATGGGATGTCAATTTATTGTGTGATTGCCTCTTTTGGCAATCTCATAATGGGAAGTGAGTTGAACTCGGTATTTTTTGCAATCCTATCAGGGTTATTTTACCTAACTTTTAAGGTTGAAAAATGGAAATTGAAGACATTGATGAAAATGAGGAAATAAAACCTGTCAGGAAATATGATTGCAAGTATTATGAAATGTGTCTCGAATATCATGCTTTTTTAGACATTGAAGAGATTGTATTTTGTAATGCTTGCAAGCGATATTTATCAGATAATCAATGGAGAGAAGATGATCCATTGGCTATCTGCAAATTGTTATTAGAAGTATTCAAGGAGGAAATGTGAAACCAGTTGCTGTAGATTTCGAAACAATAGGAGACAATCGACTGATTCCCTATATGAAAGATCCGCTGCCAGATAAACGGCTAAAAGATCCAGAAAAAAAAATTGCTCAAATAGCAGAAAAAAAAGCCATTCAAATTATTGATATGGCTAAAAAACCGATATATAATAAAATCATATGTGCCGGTTTTTATGACAATGAAAAATCAATTGCTATAGTCCTAAAACACGATGATGATCCGCAATTGTTTTTGAAAGATATATGGAATACTCTAAAAAAATACAATTATTATATATCTTTCAACGGATTAAGTTTTGACTTTCCCACATTAATAATGAACTCAATCCGATATAAAGTTGAACCCACTGTTCGAATAGGACTTGAACGATACAGGATTTCTAATCACTTTGATATCCGGGCCATATTAGCTGGATGGGATAAGTACGCAGATGGAACCCTTGATTTCTTTATGAAATCATTTGGTATCCCCGGAGGGAAAAAAGGTGTTGATGGTTCTATGATTGCACAATTATATGCGGATAAACAATATGATATTATTGCTGATTATTGTGCAAATGGAGATTGTTTGGATACCTGGAATTTATGGAAGCATGTCACAAAATATATGATAATTTGACGCATCTATAAAGATGCGCCAAATTGTTTCATGTGGAACATTAATTGTGTGAAACTTTAGATCGTTAATGCATCCACAAAATCAGAGAAGACGGTAATCGTCCCACCATTGTAAGCAGTCAGGAAAGCAGACCACCTGTCAGAGAACGCCTGCGCCTGTGTAGAGTCTTCAATTCCAAATACAGCTTGCATTTCAGATGCACTTACCCCGATCGCCTGCGCCCTCAATCCTTCATATCCTTCAAGCTTTCCGACTGCATTCCGAAGCATAAGCATAGCTGAAGCGATTTCACTCGCTGCTTTCGTAGCCGAACTATCAATTTTAACTATCGCTGCCATAATTTAATCTCCTTGTTCTTCCGTTTCTATGATTTTTGTGTTTGGCGGTAAAATAAGCCTGTCGCCAGTTGATACCTTAATTTCCTTGATTGTTCCATTTTCATACTCAACAGTATATTTCATACTTAGATCCTAATTGTAAGTAAACGACCAAAGATTAAAACCTTCAACATCATCGTCATTTTCAAGTGCGTAAATTTTCTCTTTCCCGCTGCTTGGCGTTGCTGCGTACTGATATGTTCCGGAGGGTGCAGCATTCGTTCCCGAAATATCACAAGCTATTGTACTTGCATAATCGAAATCGGCTCTTGCCTGATAAATATAGTCAATAAAATCGTCTACTTCAGTCTGTGTCCATGCATTGTCATAGAGTGTTGTTGTTCTCAACTTGACATTTGATGAAAGATCGATATCCGGGAAAGAGTTATCATATGCATACAAACCGATCATTTTTGTATTGCTTGACGTGTCAAGGCTCGTAAAGTCACAAGAATAACACCAAAACTGAAGTAAGTTTGTAAGGGAAGACAACCCGGAAAACGTGATATTAGCATTGTTGCCAATATGCAAATTGAGCATCGCTGTTAAATTTGTAACATCCAGTGACGTTATATTATTACCATAAACAAATAATTTTGTCAGCCAATCAAGGCCGTCTAATGTCGATCCGGCTGCACCTGCCAAGTCGTTACCTATAAGACTTATCTCTGTCACATGACCGCCGGAACAAGTTAATCCGTACCAAGTGCTCACATCAAGAGCGGTGACCCAGTTTGTATTTGTAGCCCAATTTGGTCCATCAGTTGCATAATAAAAATCTATCAAAGCATCAACTTCAGCCTGTGTGACATTTGTATACGCAGGTGAAGTATATGTGATCGTCCACTTATTGTGACCATCACCGTCAGGATCATAGACAAGGTCCTCAATATACCCCAATCCTGTTGCAGACGGTGCGGCATTGGTTCCGCCTATATTAAGTACAGGATTTGTGTCGGTATAGCTCAAACGGCTTGAATATATCCCGGCAAGGACAGCATCAACCGCCGATTCTGTCAATCCATTGTCTTGCAGATATAAAACATCGACTTTCGTATTGTCCGAAGCATCGAAAGCCGTTATTGAATTGAGATTGCACCAAATAGCCGTTGCATTTACGATTTTAGTCAAGTCGATTGATGTTAGTGAATTATTATAAATATAAAAGCCTGTTATAGTTGACTTGTTCAATAAGCTTATTGTTCCTGTAAGTGAATTTGCATGAAGATCAATAACTGTCAACCATTCTAAGTCTTCTATCGTATCACTAACTGTTCCAGACAAATTATTACTATCTAAATCAAGTCGAGTAACATGACCACCGGTTAATACCAATCCATGCCAGTCAGCAACATTAGGATTTGTTATCCACCCGCTATTATTTGTCCAACTATCACCTCCAGTCGCATTATAAAAAGCAATGAGAGCATCAACCTCGGCTTTAGTTACTCCATAATAATATCCTAATAAACCATTAATAGCTATCATTAGGCACCACCATCAATCCATGTTCCTATTGACGTTCTTGCAATCCAGTCATAAGTACTTGCACCTGTCTGAAATGATAAAAAAGTTATAGCGTCTCCCACTGCCGGAGTAGCGTTATTAACCTTGTCACCATCATCCAATGCAGTCCCATCAAGATATATTTTATCACTCGGACCTGCTTTGATATTAAGTGCTCCGGCCCCTGATGTGCCTACAGTGCATATAAAGTTCATACCAGCACCGGCCGTAGGTAAAGTCAATGTGTTAGCGACTGTCTGTCCATAATTGTTTACGAGAGTGTTTGTGACCTCAGCAGATGTCAATGTTTGAGTTGAAGACTTTACGACTGCTGTAACAGCTACTGATAAAGGATCTGACACAGTACCAGACCCAGTTAAGGTATCATCGGTAGAAACACTTGCAAGATATGATCCGGTTGGGCTTGTGGCTTGTGATTGCCTATTTCCTGTGATAGCATCTACTTGGATCAGTTTCCAATCTCCACCAGTATACCTAATAATTATCTTTGCAATAAAAACGCTTTCAGGTGCAAGTGTAGTTAGCTCACCAAGGTTTATATCATTGGTTGTTACAGCTTGCGCTCCAGTCAATGTTAAATATTCAGATTGTGCTTGCACGAATATTGTTCTGTACGGTAGGGATCCAGCGTCAGCAGTGGTAGGGACTTGTAATACAAACATGGCCGCATAGTAATTGTTAGACATGAGAGTTTGTCCCCATGTCCCACCTGAAAACTCATTCCAATAAGGTTGACTTGTGCTTACAGGAACAATGTCAGCCGCCGATTTAGTAAAGTTTGCAGTGTCAGCAGACGATAAGAAAAATTGAGTATAATTTGCAGCTGTAAAAGCTGTAATTGTGCTTTTCAAATCCTCATCATATACAATTGACTCGCTAACAGTTGGTCGCCTATCAGCTGCGGTTGTACTGTCAAGCGTATAACCGCCAAGTATCCCTCCGCTATACTTGAAGGTGCCGATAGAGTCGTGTAAATGATGATGTGTCTGCCATGGCATAAGTCCATGACATTCTCGCAATCCAAATTTATCGCTTGTGCCATGGTCAACATAGGCAATTAGTAAATCATAAAAGTAAAAAGTATCAGTTCCTATTTCTTTCCAAACAAATGCAGACCCATTATAGACAAGAAAATATCTTTTATCTAATGTTGCTGGGTGTGCATCACTTACCCATCCTGATATCAATGCTGATACGTGCTCACCTTCATAATAAGCATTCCACGAACTACCGGTAAGGGTTATTTTACGAGTAGTAGAATCATAGGATACAACCACATTTTCAGGAACATCAAATCCTGTTGGTTCCTTTGTAACTTCAGTTGTAGCATTGTTTAAGTATCGTGGGTTGGCATTGATAACACCTACCGTAGCCGACTTTACAAGGCAAACGCCTACATATATAGCATGATCCGGCATTACTGGCCGTACATTGGTCCACTTTCCTGGGTTCGCCGGATCGACATATATTGGAAGCCCCTCTGTTAACGCATCAGTGTTTAGTCCACTAACATTACCTCTGAAAGTGATTCTTCCAGTGTTGTTGTTTGCTATTGTTGGAACGGTAACAACACCTAACACGCTTACAGATAAATCATGATCGGTGGCGTCAGTCAATGTAAATGCTTGCCTGTTACCGGAAACACCATATGCCGAAACAACGTCCCCGTTAACCACATCGCCACCAGATAGATTAGTCAGATAATCGTGAACCTCTTGACCTAACTGAATTTCACCATCAGGTACGCCAAATGCAAGCGTTACAGCATCTGCATCCCATCGAAGCTTCCTTTCAGCAGAAGTGGTAACTCCAGTATTGAAAGTAACTGAATCAGGAGAGATATCATTTGTAACAACATATTCATTCCCTGCAACATCCCATTCTAAAAGATCGCCATCAGCCGATCCAGCAGCAACATTTGCAGATGTAGCGCTATCTGATACTAAATCGAATTTACCTGTTAATGGATTTATTACTTGTTTAAAGGCCATATTTTAACCTCTTTAAGTTATTGTTTTTTTCAATATTATATATCACACTTTACTATGAAAAAGCAACCGGTCAGCTTTTATATATCTTTAACTCCATTTTAGGATTAACAACACTATACCAATAGTTGCATAGGCTGTTTTCACAGTTATCACTAGTTGTCGATGGCCCTAAACATACACTTGTTTCATAATCAGGAGAATCATACATAATCTCCACACCTCTCAAAGCATGCAAGGCTTCAATAAGATCATAAACAGCCATAGAAAACTCAGCGTTTATATCCATTAGTTGTGGGTCTGACTCATCGCTATCATCTACTTCCCAAGGATAATTACCACAAGTGCATAATACCTCTGTTTCTCTTGATGAAGTATATATTGTCCTTAGTACACCCTCATCATCAATTGTTTCGATATAGGCATGGGAATTAAAAAGTACCTGCACGATTGATATTTCACTCATTACAGCGCCAGGATATCCGATCCCTATCGCATCGTTTCCATATTCCGCATCTGTACCGTATGAATAATACGACTCATCTTCATCAAGTGGACAAACAAAATGACTTTCCATATAATCCCATGATGACCAATCGTAAAGATTAACTCCACCAGCTTGAAATATTGGACCAAACGGCCCCTCAGTATAAAAAAAGTTATGTAAATATGCCGGTGCAATACTTCCCCAAGGAGTTATAGTTTCATCCCATTCTGTCCTACTTTCAAATACTCCATCAACTTCAGTTACAGAATATGATATTTCAGGCTTATCATATAAATATCCTGGGTTTTCTCCGTGTGCAGTCAACCCCCATGTAGTAAATTTTTCATGATAATTATTATATGCAGCATCAGTATAAAAAGTTCGTAATAATCGAGTATATGGCAATCCATAGTACTGATTATCCAAGGTTGTTTCGGTCTTATCTGCCAAGTACGCTATGCAATCAGCGTAATCTGTAGGGCCTGTAAAACCTTCTACATAAGCATTGGTTTTAATATCCCATAATATACCAAGTTCACCTAGTGAGAAAAAAACAATCTCATCATTGCAAGGTTTTGGATTAGACTTAAAACCAATTATTTTACCTTGACCCCATTTTGTATCATCAAACTCAACTACAACTACGTCACCTTCTTCAAACGGCGCAGAATTGCAATCCATGTATTCAATTTTTAAACCATACAGATTGTCAACTTGATTTAAAACATCACGATAAAATTCAGAAGAGTATGTTTCAAGATTTACGTTTGCGATATCTTCAGACTTGTTGATATCGTATATTGTTCCATATCGATAACGAGGCTTCCACGACTCAACTCCAGGAGCAATAATTGCATTAAGCAATTTAGCATACGGATTCATGACTCCAAAATACTGAAAAACGCCATCTCGTTCAGAGTCATACTGAGCACCCGTTTCATAAGCAGGATGAATATTTAAGCCTTGTTTTTCTCTGTCAACTTCTATGGTGCCTACACGAGATCCTACGGTGATATCACCCAAATCAACACACCATACAAGCACTTGCTCCTTTGCTTGATTTTCATAATATTCTATATCCTCTATACGCTGTTCAAGCTGTGTTATTTGATAACGTAATGAGGTAATTTTTCCGGAATTTTCCGATGCCATTAAGGTATTTCACCTTCAACTGTTCCCGATATAGTTCCGCCTTGACTTAAGGTTGCGTCAACCTCAAGATCTGTGGTCATATAAATAGGCCCACCCGTTTCAAGGTCTGCCTTAAATCCTGTATCGGCATAATATATGGCCAAATACCCATTTTTTTCAAACTTGACCTTATATGATCGTCCTTGCCACAATCCAGATATCTCATATTCTCCGAGTGCATCTGTAGTATCACTCCCCTGATTTGTATAGGTTGATGTATCATTTTCCCATCGGAAAGCCGTTACCGTTACTCCTTCGAGCGGTGTTGTTGCCATTATATAAATCCTTTCACTGTCCCTGATATTTGTCCCGATTCTTCAGGTGGAGGTTCAGGCTCAGGCGGGCCTGGTTCTGGATCTGATGAAGGCGAAGGGTCTTCATCTTCTTCTGGATCTGGATCTTCTTCTTCCGGGTCTTCTTCTTTTGCCGGATCTTCTTCTTGGTCTTCTACTGTATCGGCTTCAATTTCAGCTTGTGTCGCTTTGAGTTCTTCCATAAGCTTGTCAATAGTGGCTTCTATATACCTAATATCGCTTGTTTTCGTTTCATATTCAAGCGTTACAAGATATAATCCTTCTTCACCTACTTTTTCTCTGATAATAGCTTTTCCCATATATTAATCCAAATAATGAACATAAAGAGTATATCTTGAGTTTAACCATGCTAAAGGATCTGACAGTCTATTAACATACACAGTCACTCTACAAGTATATATTCCTGCTGGTAAAGTTGCTATAAAATCGCCATTTCCTCTTGTAGTATTTATTGTAGGTGCAGGATTCTCAAATGGCTCATAAACGCCTTGTATCAAATCAAACTCAAAGCCACTTGCGATATTATCAGTGTCAAGCGCTGGAGGTAAGGCTGAGAACTCTACTTTTACTTGCCTTTCAGATGATAATTCAAAATATCGACACCTAAAAACATATGTATCATAAGTATATCCCTCAGGTGATATATATGTGTCAGAAGAATCAAGTCCTGATCCGCAATTTGTTCTGAAAGATCCGCTCGATATTGAGCCTATAGTTAATGGTCCAGTTGTGCATACAGGCCATCCCGGATCACCTGCTTCACTCTCATCGTCAGGCGGTCTTGCGCCTTCTGTGAGTGTTACTGATCCAAAACTATCGGCATTCCAACTAACTGCAACTGATAAAATATACCTTTCTACATCATCGTAAGTAACCGTCATTCCGTTTTGATATCCCTGCTCAATTGACGGTAGTAGAAATGACCAGTAACCACTTTGTAACTGCTCGTTTGATGTCAAATCATCAACAGCAAAACTATCAGGAATTGATCCTGAAAAAACAATATCTTCAAAATCAATACTTATTGATCTGTCAGTCGGTCCTTTTGCTATATTGGCTGTACCTATTGTGCAAGTTAAAATCTCAGTATCAGTTGACCCAACATGTTTTGTAAGAACTATCTCACCTTCAGGATTATCAGATATAAAATCTCTGTAATCAAGGCCCTCTACAACACAAGAACCACTTGATCCGTTTGAATCAGATCTATACTGAAAAGAGGATACCGGCATATCGGTACCCTCAAATAATATGGTGAAAGTTGTTTTTAACATCCGCAACCATACATAAAAAGTGAACAAATAAATATTGACATTCCAATAAAATACTTAATCATTTCCGAGTCTCCTTTTCTTTTTTGGATAAAATAGATTTTCTTTTTCTCTTTCTATCATTGTTTCCATGTCTTTAATAGCTGTGTAATCTCCGCTATGAATTCTTTTTGAAATATCTCTTATTTCATTTTTAAAACGATCCATAAAAGTCCTTTTTTATACTGTCTGTCTTTACCCAACCATCACACATGTCAAGATCGCAATCCTTAATTTTTATAAATCCGTCTTGAACCATCTGTTTGTTGATATTAAAGCTATACCAAAATAATATAGCTTTCTTGTTGATTTCAACTATTGTTACCTTTGAGCCTATAAGTAACGGATCAAGAAATCTTTTATATTCTATAATATTGGCTTTGTTATAGTCAAGTCCATACAGTAAATAGTCTTTTATACCGTGTTTTGTTTTGACTGATATTTCACCATCGTAATTAATGTTAACGACGTTACCATTTAATATTTTGTTTGGCTCGTGATTGTAGCTATTGTATGATAACAGTAATACACATATTAAAATATCAAAAAATTTACTCTTCGGAATCATGATCTCCATTACCTCTTTGGTCTTCTTTTATTTCAAGCATGTTATTCCCGTCTTTTGCCCTGTCTAAAGCGTACTGATGGATTTCTTTCAAAACTTCTGTATCAGTTTCTTTTGGGAAAATTAACTTTACTATACAATCATCCCGTAAAGATACGGCATTAATCATTTGACGCAACCCTTTAAGTCCGCCTCGTGATATTTTCCTGACTTTCACAAATGAAAAAGTAATTGACTCGTTATTGTTTGCTGCCTGATTTATTTTTTTTATTAGTCGCAAATAGAAAGCATCGCAATCCGTTTCAGATATCTTTTCGGATGCTACGAAAGTCTGTTTTTTTTCAAAGTGTTTCAATTCGCTTGTTTTTATCCTAATATCTGAAAGCTTTTTTCTACCTGCTGCAACTTCCCAAAGATCGGGAACATATTGCCTGATATCGGGGAACAGTCTTATAGTTATAAATCCGAGTATAACTATAGTTTTTACATCAAGACTTGTTATCCAATCTATTATTACTTTTTCGTTCATACGTTATCTTTAATAATACAGTTCTATTTTAGTGATATTCATAGAGTTAGAACAGTTTGGAAGAGTACATGTGAAGTCCCATAAGAACTCATATATTGCAGAATGAGTTCCAGGCTCATAAGGATTGTCCCAGTCTAAATCGTACTCTTGACCAGAAACCGGAAATCCTGACATGTAAAACAATTTATCATAATCTGGATATGTTTCAATATAAAAAGCATTTGGTGGATCGCCTACTGAATACGTATAGCTATATGTTATTTTAAATTTTGTAGGCTTCAGGCCGTCGGCCCATGATCCCCAAGGATACGCATATCCATTTGCAGCGCTCCCTACAAGATCAAGTGAGTACCATCTTAATGCACTATTTATGCCTGAACCTGTCCATGATGTCCCATCCCATGACAGTAAAACATAAGCTGACCCGTCACCGTAACCCTCCCAAAAACTATCCGAAGTCACATCATTCCATGAAACAGGTGATGGTACCGGATATATATCTTCGTTATTTACAATTGATTCTTTTATCCATAATACAAGGCTTGCAGTCCCAGAAGATATGTCAAGTGAGTATATGGTGCTGTTATATAAACCAACATTATCACTAAAAACTATATCTGTATTATCTTCCATCCAACCATTTAATAATACTTCATCATCAATAGATAACAAGTCAAGTGATATCGTAGCCGTCCTGTCTTTGTGAGTATAACCACTGTTATGAAAGTAGGTGTCTCCGTTTACAAGCTTTGCCCGAGAAAGCCGTTTATTTGCATGAGGAAACAATAAAGATCCATTGCGCATTAACGGTGTTGAGCTTGTATCGTCCGGCATGAGAGTTATTAACATTATGACGCCTCAATTATTAAAGATATATCGTTTTCTGTGCCCCATAGTTGAAGCCTTGGTATCAAGGCTCTTAATAGCGCTTCAAGATCAGGCTCAAGCCCTTTATCAACAGTCATTTTAAGGATTGCTTCATCACTGTTCAAGAACTTTTCACGAAGCTGATTTTTTAACTCAAGTTCTCTTATCAGTTGTTCATTCAATAATATCTGCTGATCAGCCTGCTCTCTTTGTATTTCTAAGTTTTGCTCTAATTGATCTTGGAACTGCCATAAAGTTTGCTGATCAAACTCAGTCGAAAATGAAGCAAACAAATCACTATTAGCTTTTGTTACCGATTCTATAATTCCTTTTGTAGAGTCGTAAGCTTTAGTGATCTTCTCAAGGTTTATTTCAGCTTGTTTTACATCCAGCTTAAACTTATATTCAAGTTGTTTTTGAATAGTTTTTGATGAAGTTTCAATCTGTTTAACGATCCGCTTTGTTTCTTCCTCCATTTGCTTTGTTTCTACTTGCAGAAGAAACTTTTTATCTTTTGTTACTTCATCAATCTTTTTTTCTACATCATCTATACCCTGAAGCTCTGACTTTAGTTCGATTTTATACGATCCGTCTTCGAGTCTTGTTAACTCATCAACTATCTCACCTAAACCACGACCTTCATTAACATCAGTTTGAAGTCTGACAATCCGTTCTTCTTCTGTTATAGAATCAATCTCGTCTTTTACTGCTTTTACTTGATCATAAGATTCTTCTGATTCAAGTTGTAATTGTATTACGTTTTTTTGCTCTGTTAGACTTTTTATGCTTTCGTCAAGAGCGATCACCTCTTTTACAAGCCCATCTGGAGCAGTTGCACCTTGGCTGTTATATTCTTTTAGTTGTAGATCTATTTCATTTTTCTTGCCTGTCAGATCACTTATTTTACTGTCAATATCTTCAATTTGAGTTGATAGGTCTTTAGTTTCAATTTCAGTGTTTACTTTTAACGGCTTGTCTTCAAGTTCTTTTCTGAAACCTTCAATTTTTTCAAGCCATTCTTTGTTTTTCCTTTCTGCTTCATCTCCGCTAAAGTCAAAACCAATCTTTACAGGCTTTTCTATTTCTTTTTTTGTTTCCTTTACCTTTGCCCCAAAAGAGTCTATCGTTTTACTTGCACTGTCTATGGTTTCAGTAATGTTTTGTTTTAATGAATAGATGTTTGCTGCTGACAATTCGTCAATTGATTTTTTAAATTCTTCTGTACTTTTTTGAAATCCTTCAAAAGGCGATAGTTGAGCTATAGTGTTGGCTGCATTAGCAAACTTCTGAACAATAAATATTAAAATACCTACAACAAAATCAAACTGAGCTTGTATTCCGTTTACTATCGTTTTTATGGCATTAGATACGACGTTGAAAGTAGACTCAATATCATTACCAGCCTTAAGCATTACGGTGACAAACGATCCGAGAATACCTCCAAGACTTGTTATGGCTTTGGCAATACCTAATAACTCACCTACAGCTCTTGCATTGTTTTCGTTTAATTTATCAGTATTGTTAGCAGCATCAAGCACGCCTTGAATATAAGGCTTGAAAGCATCATATATTCCACTGCTTGTTTTTATTAAAAGATCGATTACATTTACGACCGTTTGAATTGCTTGTGTTAATCCTTCAGTTGTTGATAAATCAAGATCAAACGTTGATAAAATATTGTCTTTTAACTCGCTGAACGATTCTAAAATACCTGAGAAATCTATTCCATCAAAAGCTTCTGGTAAGTTTTCAGCAATATCTGAAAGCAAGGCCTCAAGTTCTTTTCCTGACTCGTTTACAAAATCAAAAACAGCTTTAAAACCATCGCCTTCAACTATTTTTCTAAGTGCAATTTGAATATCAGTTGCACCTTTTATAATGCCAGTTGTTGAATCAAGAAATTTTGAACCTATAGCAGCCGCAAGATTAACAAAAGAAGCGGTAAACCTTTTTACTTGGACTTCAGCAGTTGCAAGACCTCTTGCCACTTCTTTTTCAAGAGATCCGCCTGCCTCAGTTGCTGATATTGTGGTAGCTTTTAAGGCTGTATCCATACCATTTAACAAAGCTGTAAACTTTGCAGCCTGATCTTTACCTGCGATCATTGACGCGAGTTGAGTTTGCTGTGCCTTGTCAAGACCCTGGTAAACAGGAAGCAAATCGTTCAGAATTTGTTTTACATTTTTTTGTTCTCCATTTGCATCTTCAAGCGCTATTCCATAGGCTTCAAGTGCAGATCTGACCTCTTTTGTAGGGTCAGCCAATGATAGTAAAGATGTTTTTAATCCATTAGCGGATTCAGCACCGCTACCAAAAATTTCAACAACCGGAATCATTAACCCGGCCATTTCATCAAAAGAGTATCCCAAGCCGTCTGCAATAGGCGCAAGGATCGTCAAACCATTAGACAATTCACCGACGGTAGTTGCATACTCATCAGCTAATTTGTTAAGCACATCGGCCATATGTGTTGATGTGACTACAATATCTTCTTGCTCAACCTTGAAACCTTTAAGAAGTGCGGTAAGTGTGGCTGTCGATTCACCCATCCTGAAGTTAGCCTCACCGGCGCCAACTACTAATTTTGCCGATAATTCAGCCAGATGAGCAGCGTCCTCAAGTTCAAAGCTTGCTTTCCTAAATTCCCCGGCTGAAGCAACAGCTTCGGCAGCGGTAAATCCAAAAGCATCTCCAAACTCACCCATCCTACTTACCAAGTCTGGAAGCGAACTTTTCTCCTGATCCGAAAGAACTTTGTCAAGACCAACTACTGCAGATTCCAGGTCTATGGCTTTTGCTGTGGAATAAGCCATGCCACCAACCGCCAATGCCGCAAGATACTTATCAACTGTAAGTATGCTGTCGCCCATTTTTGCAAAGGGTTCGGCAATGTCAGTTATCCCGCTATCAAGCTTTTTTATACTACCACCTATTTTTCCTATAGTGGCGGTAGTATCGTCAACAGCTTCAAATATAATCTTTATTAGTTTTTCAGTATCAGCCATTATCGTTGTCTTTCATAAGCTTCTTAGCGTGATAGTTCCATACTGCAATTTCTAAATCAGTCATATAGTCATAATAAAAAATATCAGGTACAGCTTCATGTAAAGGTCTTTTAATCCCATTAAATAACACCTTGCCATGTACAACAATGATATCATGGCAAAGAAAACAAGCAGACTTTACCCGAGGTAAGTTATATATTTTTTTTACTCCCCCATAGGGAAACTTGACCCCATCTGTGACAGCAATAAGATTTTATCAGTAATTTTTTTAAAATCTAACCCAAAATGAGTTGCCACAAGAACAGCATTTGTGTGACTTACAATAGGAGAGACAGACCCATACTTGAGAATATTAATCCTGTAGAGAGTTTCATGCGACAGCTTTTTTTGTTGATCATTACATGTCTTAATCAACAGCATAAGCGAGTCAACTATCGGATTTCCGCTTTTTTCTTTAGGTAAGTTTTCTTTGAGCAATGCCAAAGACATTGAAGCATCATCAACAGCTTTTTGTAACTCATCTGCCGACATGTTTTTGACTATCCATTCGGGCTTTACCTCATGAGTTGCTTCTTTACCATCAACTGTCTTTGTAACTGTCTTGGGTTCAGTTCCGGTTATCATTTTCATAATACCATCACTCAAGTCCTCTACAGCCTCGTTTCTGATTGTCATTGATCTAAGTTTTGACTCGTTAAGCTCAAACATGTTTATTCCTATGTTGAATGAATGATTAAATAAATGAGATTATAACATATTCTACTTGTGGAATGCAAATGGGAGGTTTTGACTAAGCAAAAAAAAGGCCCCTACCGAATGGCAGGGGCCAATATAACTAATCTTTTTGATATCCTGTATGCCACTTTCCACAAGGAATAGCACCGGCAACAGGTGCAGCAGCATGAAGAAAAAAGAAGCAAGGAAACACACGATCGCCATCGTCAAACGTGAAAGACTGAGTAACCGTCGGTGCAACCCCATCTATCAAGAAACTGACCACACCGTTAGCATCCACTCTTACCTCAAGTTCGTGCTTTTCACCATCAGCCCATGTGTCCGTAGTGTCCGTAGATGTCGTGGCGGCATTGTTGAGTATAGTCTCTGTATATATTGCTCCAGAAATTACATTTAATACAGCAGCATCCGTAAAGTCATCAAAATTCGCAGGATAAGCAGTCGCCTTTACAAATCCGAATGCAAAATCATCGGTTCCAGAAACATTCGCAATGGTCGCCCTGAACTTAGCAAAAAAAGCTTTGTCGGTACCTACAACAAAGGATTCAGGATTCCTTGCAGTGATACCACGAGTAACAATAACCCCGTCATCTTCAGTTTGATCAAGACTCCAGTTCAATCCTGCTGCCGTAATTTCAGGCGCAAGGATTGTTTGAGTACCGAGCATGCAATACTCAAATGTATCACCATCGATATTTATTACATTGACATCCCCTGCAGTACCAGTAGCAGCACCGCCAGCAACACCAGCTGAAACAGGATTGGTTTTAAACTCGCAATAAGTACCCTTCCCAATCATAATAGGATCTTGTCCCACAACAACAGATATGGTTCCTGTTTCGCCGTAAGATATTAAGTCCGTTGCAGTTTCGCTAACAGCCTTACCGAAATACTCACCAGATCTTTTGCAACTAAGAACAGGAGTGTCATTCTTATTATAATAGATGTAGTCTCCACGCCTTACAGTTGTATTTCCAGAATCATCTATTGCTTGAACTGAAAGAAGATAAGTACCTTCACTTCTCGCTGTTGCATAATCCTCTATAATATCACCTTCTGGTTGAGTAGTAACAATAGGAACTCCATTAACTACTAAAGGAGATCCTGCTTCAGTTCCTTCGGGAACAAGATATTTAGTGTCAAATGCCATTTTTTTATTCTCCTATAAAAATGACGCCATATTTCAGGCGCCATTAGATTATGACGTAAAGTCGGATGTTTCGTTTAAGCTTGTCATAGTGACAACACACTGATTCTGGTCTTCGGCAGGGAATGTCCGAGCCATACCAAGTGTAGCCATAGTGCGTTGAAACGGCACTTTATTACGATCAGGATAAAATTCAATAACTGTAGGATCATCCTTACGACCAATAATAAAGTCCCGAATATTATCGTCAGTCCTGACAGTGAATCCACCTTGACCAAGAGACCGAGTAGTAGATGCATCAGTCCCACCATAGTAAGTTGTGCTGTTAACTCCGTGACTTACTTCTGAAGGCGTATAATCTAAACATCGAGGAATTTCCGTCATATTAGGAGTCGCATAGTCGATAAAAACTCCCTTGGGAATTGCTCCAACATGAGTTAATGGCAATGCACTTGCAAACTCAACGTATGCAGTCTTTTCAGCGCTTACAGATGCATGAACATCACCTTTCCCTACGTGTCGTTTTTCTTTGATAGGCGGAAAAGTTACATACTCGCTATGCTGGCCGGGGTTCTGAAAGATTTCGGCAGCAGTAATTACAGCTGCTACATCACTTGTAACCCTAACCTGTGCAAGTTCGATATCCGCAACTTGAATCAAAGGCGGGCCTCCGGCAGCTCCACGTACCTCACTAAATGTAGTGGTAGCACCGTCCGTGCCTGCCTCAACTGCTACGGTTCCGGTCCCATCAACAATAATACTACATACCTTTGCAACCGCAGTTGCAGGCCTTGTAATAGCAATAGATCCGGCTGAAACACTAACAGAAACGCCGCTAATCTGTGCTGTAAACGCCGGCCATTCAACTTCATTATTAGTTGCACCGCTTTCAGGAGACATGAGATTGATACCCGAAAGAATGCCATCCGGTTTCACATCAATGTCAGGATCACCTGAATAAACATCGACACCGGTAACTTTGAAAATCGTATGATCCCCAGAGTCGACCATTGCCTGATTTGTATATGCGATATTGGAAGTCTCAATCTTCACCATCGCATCGGCAGAAGTAGCCATATTTATAGCTCCTTTTTGTTAAATTGAATATGATTTGTGGTTATAAGCCACATTCATTATAATCGTGAATATAAAGTATGGGTCTCTGTACTCAGTTATTGCGCTCGGCTGAACGCTCGTAGAGTATGCTTTTGATGTGGTTATGTCCGTTACATCGGTAAACAATGCAGGGTTATCATAATCCAATGTAGTTAAATCATTAACCAACCCAAGATCAGTAAGCGATTTCATCAACTGAAAATTGGTGTCATCACCGGCTAACTCAGTTTCAGTCCTATAGATAACTACGTCAGTGTCTACAACCGCATCCACGTTTTTATCAGTATAATCATACCCTTTAAGGGTTGGATCGTAATATAGGTTTTGATAAATCAGATTAAATAGAGTACTTATTTCAGTATCCGGATTCACTTTATTATATCCGAATACTCTGATAAACACGCTCATTTCGCTGCGAATAGCACTATCATAGCTTTCCTCTGCCAATTCAATAGGCCTACCCCCTGATGGTCCGGGGAGTCCACCGATTACATTAACAACCGGAAATTGCGGATGCGCTATTTCGTTCAATTCCTTAGCAGTAGTAATAGGCTTTCTTGTCGTAGTTGTTATATCGTCAAGTATTCCTATCTTGTGCGCAATTTCAGTAAGTATAGCTTCTCTACCCATATCTATCCTTTTATGATTTTATCAACCTCGTCTTCAACAAGGTCTTGAACAAACAGGATATCATCTTCGGATACTCCAAAGAATGGCCGTATAGGATTGTTTTTCAACATTTTATTAGTAGGAGAATTACTGCCTATGCCGCCCATAAAAAATACCCTACCTTCTTCAGGTGAGCTATCATGTGTCATAGCGTTAAGCATTTGACCGGTAAAAAACAAGTCAGGAACGTCGGTAGGTAAACCGGCTTCACTCCTTAAACGCACTGTCATAGGCGCATAAGGCTTAAAGGGTTTAGAGTCTACATCAATTCCTTTTGAAGTTCTTTCAAGGATTTTGTAATCAACATATGAAGCCGCTTCTTCTAAGATTCGACTCATATTATCGTCCTCAAAACCATCAAGAACGTCTTGAAAAAACTTTGTTACTTCCTTGTCTTCTATCTTTATTTCAAACACGTTTTATCCTATAACGAGCTGATTTCTTTTCGGTCGAATCAATAACTCCATCACCGTCAAAGTCGTATCCTATATCGTCTGAAAGGATTATATCCATTTCGTCCTGATACCTTATCATCCAATATTCTCTTTGATCCGCATAGTCGTCTTCTCGCTCTTTGTTTGCTAGAAACCTATAAATAAGGAAGATTGAATAATAAGATACAGCATCACGAAACTTAACCCTATCAGATGTAACGTCCGTCCATCCAGCACCTGTGAAATCTTCAGCATCCAAGTCAGTAGACCCTGAAACACTTATTGACTCATAATAATTACCGACTAAACCGCCACTTGTATGACCAATATCCACAACAACAATATCACCAACACTAACTGAAACTGTACTTGTTCCGACATAATCGTACCCTTGCAATAGTTTCGATCCATCAAAGAGAGTTTCAGCCGGATCGTACCCATATAATTGAGCGGTAAACCGATACCATCTGACATTCAAGTCAGTTTCAAACCTACGAGCGGCTTGCCTATGTTGATCTATCCAATTGGTTACACCATAAGACATGATCGGTGACCTTAATTCGGTCAAATATGAGTCATCAGAGTAAAGCATTTACTCGTCCTTATCTTCCTTTTTCGGCCTACCAGGTTTCTTGACTTCAACAGGCTTTTCAATCGGTTTTTCTTCCGCTTTAGGTTCTGGTTCTGTAGTCATCAATCCTTTTTCTTTGATATAAAAATCAACCTCATCTGGATTGACAAAGCTCTTAAAAACCTGACCTCGGCTGTTAACTCCATAAAGTGTTACCATCTTTTTTTTCTCCTATGCTTTAATCCCCCGGCCGATTAAGACCGAGGGATAAGATTTTATCCAAACAGAATCGCAGCAAGTTCCGGCCTTACAAGCTTGACGCCATACAGCACATCAAATTTCCAGTACTGAGTCGAGTACTTAGGATCACGCCAAGTCTCAAGCCGAAGCGGAATACCGCTAACAGGATCAGTCTGTACAGAGATAACCGAATTACTGTTTACAACGGTTTCGGCATTCTGCAAAGGTCGCATTGCCAGTACCATCGCATCCCGATGGAAAGCTAAGTTAGGCACCCAAGCATCTTTAATAGTTGCAACTGTACCATCCGCAGTGGCAGCAACCAATGCAGGAGAGATAACGATATCAATCTCATTTGCGGCAGCGGTAGCAGCGGCAGTAACAGTATAGATAGTAGTATCACCTGCGAAGGTAAGCCTATCACCCTTCACAAGAGTACCAGTCAATGCGCCACCACCAGAATCATCAAGAGTGATAGCAGTATCCCCAATGGCATAGATAGCTTTTGCAGCAATAGCAGTTGCAGCTGCAAGAGTTCCCTTTGTATGAGTTGGAACCAACTGATCCATGTAAGTATCAAAGCCGAACTTACGACCCAAAGATGCATCCACGAGAGCGGCATTCGTACCGGTTTCATTAACTTTTTCGTAAATGTCGAGAAACTTTGCCTGAGCGGCTGTGTCAAGAACAAGCCTACGCTGATCCGGAGGGCAAAGATTGTCGTTCAGGATTTTGCCTACACCAATGATATCACTGGATTCATCTGGAGTTGTCCCTGGAGTCCCGTAATAGTTGTATATTTCAGTATATAGGTTCAGCAAAGACAGATCCACAGCATTAGCAATTGATTTGACAGCAGCAGAGGCTGCACTTGGAAGAATTCCAGAAGACACAGCGTCGAATGCTTCTTTATCGCTCATCTCCCACTGCTTATACTTCCAATTAGACATCGTAATGTCCACATATGGATCATCTAAATCAGTAGAGCTGGAACCAGTTGCGGCAACAAAATCGCCAGCAACACCCATTGCTTGAGGTTTTGGAATCCTAATTGTTTGATTCTGACTCGCTGCTTCAGATTTATAATCCTGATTAACAAGCTCAGCCATGACAAGGTTTTCTCGAAGCACGTCAAGTGCCATCGGCATGATAAGTGTGTCCATCAGGTCGGTAAGTGTATTAGCCATTATTTTCTCCTATCATCATTTAAGTTTTACTTGTCCGTTTAAGACTTGCTGTGCCATTTCTTTTCGTTCAGGCACTGTGGCTTTCCCGAGCTTTTGTTGCCATTCAAGCCTTGAAAAAGTTTGATTTGCAGGTCCACCTGCATTGCCAGTAGAACCACTTCCACTGTTTCCCATTTTTGAATACAAATCCTTATGCGGATATGCATTCCACAAAATCTGAAGGGCTTCCTCTGTGTCGCATAATTGCGCAGGATTAGAAGGACTGTACAGTTTTTCGCCATCTGCTTTATATGCTACGGCTTTAAGCTGTCCATTTATTTCTTCTATCCTAAAGTTGTTTGCAAATATCGTTTGACGAACATCGGGTGAAGTATTGGAAACCTTATCAAGATAAGGAGAATTTGAAAGGGTTTGTGCAAGAACCTGTCTTTCAATAAGGCTTTTCTTTTGTTCAAGATCACTTGTTAGCTCATTAAGCTTTTGCTCATATCCTGTGATCATAGGCTTATATTTTGACTCGGTATTTTCAACCGCCTGCCTAATTGCCTCATCCCTCTCACCGGCTTTTACAAGTTCTTTTTGATCAAGATTGCGCATGATTTCAAGCGCTTTATTGATATCCTCAATAGGCGTGTCCTCAAAATCTTTGAACTTACCATAAGCCTTTTCAAGATCTCTGATCTTTTCTTTCCTTGCTTTTGACTCTGAGTTTGTACTATTCACAGTCTGTACAAGATTTTCAAAATCAACCGCAGTTTCGGTCCCATCTTCTTTCACAAAGACAGGCTTTCCGTCATCCAACACAACATGGCCTTCTTCATTTGTTTTGTATGGCATTACTTGCCCTTTCCTTTGCGCTTATCTGCGCTTAAATCTGTTTAAGTATATGTTAGGCTTGCTCGGTCGTCCCATACCTGGTTTTCCGCAGACAAGCGAATAGTACCGACTCCCGGAGAAGCCGGATTAGTGATTTTTTCGATTAGCCATCCAGCAGCATCATTAGCCGTTCCAGGTGCTGCAACACCTTTATATATTGTCAGACCGGCGGCATCTACTTCCCAATTAAGGATAAGTTGCCGGACCTCATCCCGTCCGTTTACTGACAAATATTTGTCGCCTGATTTTAATTGCATATATATCAATACCTTTCGTCCATAGATTTGCTCTATTTATATCATAGTCATTAGTAATATGTCAAATGGGCATGAAAAAAATCTTGACAGGTCTTTTTATTTCGGGTAAGATGGGTTTATTTTTAATCTATATGGAGGATAAAAAATGTTAAAACCTGCTCACAAGAAAATTTTTATAGATTTCATGGCTTTGAAAAACGAAATACTGATGGAAATGCAACCGCTTCCGCTTTATGATACTCCCCTTGATTATTATTTAGAGGATTTCCCCGATAATGCGCTGGAACTTTTTAAAAAAAATATCTTCGAACCCATTTCCGACAGCGATATTTGT